CTTAACCGAGATTAACCAGCCTTAACATAAGATAACAGTCAGAGCGTGTGTAAGCGATATTGCCCCGACACGCCCCGACCTGTTCGCGATTGTTCCACGTGAAACATTAAGATGTTAAGAAAGGTTAAAGGCAAAAATTTTTCTATTTTTTCTTTGTTATTCCAATTTTTCTTTTTACCTTTGCATCAACAAACACAATGGAAATGGAAGTATATACATTGCAATTGACACGGCAGCAACTTATAAATATAATGGGTGCTGCAATGTACCGAAGCGAACAGATAGATAACTTCATGGTACAAGACAAAGACAACGACAAATTATTTGTCCTGTGGCATCAAGAGAAAGAGCGGCTAACTTCATTGATAGACGCTTGCCGAGAGTGCAGCATTAACGGTTACAACAAAATATTCAAGTGATATGAACGAAGCAATATTAAAGGCAGTGAACACTGACAATTTCGATGAGTGCGGCTATACCTTATTTCAAGCGATTTGCGCACTTAACGCCGTAAGGCAGTTGCCACAGATGCAAGATGAAAAGATTGCGTTGAAGCGGTTGCGCTCCACTATTACAATGTTAGACCACTTAATGAGCAAAGACGATGCGAACGATAAATGAGATAATACTGCATTGCACCGACACGGCGGCAACAGCGAAGCCCGAAAGCATACGGCGTTACCACATGGCTGTAAGGGGTTGGCGTGATTGCGGTTATCATTATTTGATAGACAACAAAGGCAAATGCCACAAGATGCGACCGCTTGAAATCGTTGGAGCGCACTGTTTGGGGCATAACCGTGGCACGGTCGGCGTTGCTTACATTGGAAAGCACATAAACGCAAAGCAGATGCAAGGCGTGATTGACACGTGCCGTATGCTTAAATTCGGTTACGGCTTTGGCATAACAAAAATATCACGGCATTGCGACTACGACAAACACAAGACTTGCCCTAATTTGACGGCGCAAGAATATCAAACAATATTAAAGGCGTGTGAACATGAAGAAGTACAACATTAAAGACCTTATCAAGGGTGAAGCCGTTGCGTCTTTCTTGACGGCGGTTGCGATAATGGCAATTGGTTACGCTTGTATGTGGTTTGCATACATCTTTCAATAAACAACATATAACAACAACTTAGAAGTTGCGCACGACACGAAACAGTGTACCGAGAAATGAGTTTGACTAAATTCAACAAGCAGGGCAAGTTCGACTTCGACCCGACAGGCATGAACTATGTCAAGTTGTCCGACCTTTATGCACAGTACGGCAAGGATAACAAGTACCAAATCGAGGCTATTTGGCTACACACCAGCAAGGAATACGGTGTAAGTCCAGTGATTGCGCTTGCAGATGTTCTTGTGAACATACCCAGCCACATGGTGCAGCAATGCACCGACATACTCAACGATGATGAAGCCGTGCAGGAAATCAAGGACGGCAAGGGGTTCTTCACCATATACGAGTATGAGAGCCACGGCAAGAAGTGCTATTCAATCAACTTTGCAGACGCAGACTAACACAGATGTTCAACTTCATTGAAAAGGCGGTCAATCAAAGCCGCCTTTTCTTGACTAATCAAATACAAGCATGGCAACATTTTCTTTGAAAGTTGTAAACAAGATAAACAAAGAGCGGCTGAAAGACGAGATAATAAATGCGACAGAAAGCAGTCCCGAAATGCGCAAGGAAATGGCACGATTGTTCCAAAGGGCAAACCGCCGTATTCAGAACATACGAGCAAAGGGATATTTCTCACCTGCGTTGCTTGCTTTGGGCGAGGTGAACGAGGGTTATACGGTGTTCACTACTAAACAAAGCGATTGGAACGACTTAAAGCAGGAATACGCAAGGGCGGTTGCGTTCCTCAATGCACCCACAAGCACGGCGACAGGTTCACACGAATACGAAAACGCAATAAAGGCAAAATTCAGTCTGACAAATGAAGACTTTGCGGCGATGAAAAAGGCGTTGGCGGATAAGATAACGAGCGTTGCAGGACTTGACTTTGTGGAGCGTCAATTTTGGGGAGACAGCAAGGGCGTGGCACGTGAGTTCAAGCAAGCCGCCAAAAGTTCGAGCAGCCAAATAGAGAGCGACAGCGTACAGGCGGCGCAAGCGTTGGAAAGTTCCGTGAATGAAGCGGCAGAGGAGGCGGCACGACAGGCGCAAGAGGATATGGACGCTTTGGAGCGAGCCATTGAGCAGAAAATGAAAGGGTTGAAACTCTGATGCGACAGAAGCCGATACCATTTGTTGAGCGGTCGGACATATTCAGACCCACGGACATTGAAGCCGTGCTGCAATCCGCCGTGAACGCATCCAATGTAAAAGGCACTTCAAAGGGTGTGTACTACTATAACGTGCCGTGTTCGTTTGACATTGAAACCACCTCATTTTACCGAGATGAAGAGGGAGCGACCTTTGGCTATACGGACGCAAAGGACATTGAGAGACGCACTGGGTGCAAGTTGGAGAAGTGCAGCGTAATGTATGTGTGGCAATTCGGAATAAACGGTGTGGTCGTAATGGGTCGCACGTGGGATGAGTTCTTGACGATGTGCCGTACAATGGCGCAAGTGTTGGAATTGTCCGACAAACGGATATTGGTTGTGTACGTTCACAACCTATCATTTGAGTTTCAATTCTTATCACATCTGTTTGAGTGGGATAAGGTGTTTTCGATTGAGGAACGCAAGCCGATATACGCACGGACAACCACGCATATTGAGTTTCGTTGCAGTTACTTGTTGAGCGGCTATTCGTTGGCGAAATTAGGCGAGCAGTTGCAGAAATACAAGGTGCAAAAGTTGGTCGGTGATTTGGATTACTCATTGTTGCGGCACAGCGGAACGCCTTTGACAGAACAGGAGATTGCGTATTGCGTGAATGACATACGTGTCGTTATGGCATATATTCAAGAAAAGATTGAGAACGAGGGCGGCATTACCTCAATACCTATGACAAAGACAGGGTACGTGAGAAAGTATTGCCGCAAGGAATGTTGCTATTACAGGAACGAGGACGGAAAGCGGTGCATGAATTTCCGTTACAATGACTTGATTTCGGAATGTACGATAAGCGGCTATGATGAATTTAGGGTGCTAATGCAAGCGTTTCAAGGCGGTTTCACACACGCAAACGCCTTTTACGTCAATGACATATTACACAACGTGGCAAGTTATGACTTCACAAGCTCGTACCCTTATGTAATGGTTTCAGAGAAGTTTCCAATGAGCAGGGGAATACGTGTGCAGGTGCAAAGCCGTGAAGAATTTGAACTGTATTTGAAGAAATACTGTTGCGTCTTTCAGATTGCCTTTGAAAATCTGTACACACGGATAGGATATGAAAATTATTTGAGCGTTGCCAAATGCAGGAACACCAAAGGCGTTGTAAGCAACAACGGACGTGTTTCGGCGGCGGCGTATGTGGAAACTACTATGACAAACGTTGATTATGAGTTGATGCAAAAGTGTTATTCGTGGGATAGTTGCACGGTTGGTTTGATGTACTGTTACCGTAAAGGTTTTCTACCCACCGAGTTCGTGAAGTCAATACTTAACCTATATGAGAAAAAGACCACGTTAAAGGGTGTTGCGGGGAAAGAGGTGGAATATCTTGCGAGCAAAGAAATGGTGAACGCTTGCTATGGTATGACGGTTACAAACCCACTTCGTGACGAGTTTATATTTGACGGCGAACAATGGCTTACACAGGCGGTTTCGAGGGGTGAAGCGGAAGAACTGTTGGATAAGTACAACAAGCAGCGCAACCGTTTCTTGTTCTATCCGTGGGGTGTGTTCGTTACGGCTTACGCACGGCGCAACCTTTGGAGCGGCATATTTGAGTTCAAGGACGATTATGTTTACAGCGACACCGACAGCGTGAAAGTACTCAACTACGAACGGCATTTGGAATATATCCGACAATATAATGATTTGGTGGAAAGCAAGTTGAAGTTGTGTTGTTGTGTCCACCACGTGCCGTTTTCAATGATAGAGCCAAAGACGATAAAGGGCGTTGCAAAGCGTTTGGGTGTGTGGGATTTCGAGGGCGTTTATTCAGACTTCAAGACTTTGGGCGCAAAACGCTACATGGTGAAGAAAGACGGTGAATTTTCTTTGACCGTAAGCGGCGTGAACAAGAAAATGGCGATACCTTACCTTTTGCGCACCTATGGCGAAAACGGCATTATGGACGCTTTCACGGAAAACCTATACATACCACCGCAAGGCACAGGCAAGAACATACACACATACATTGACTATGAGATACAAGGTGAATTGACCGACTACAAGGGCGTAACAGCACCGTTCATGGAACGCAGCGGCGTGCATCTTGAAGCGACCGACTACACTATGAATATGAGTTGCCAATTTATACAATACCTTATGGGAATAAGACATACAAAACAATAACATATATGGCTACAAAGTATTATTCACTTACTGAAATCTTGAAGCGTAACGCCGACTACAACATAATATTCGGCGAGCGTTCCAATGGAAAGACTTACGCAGCGTTGGAATACGGCTTGCGCAACTATGTTAAGACAGGCAAGCAAATGGCGTATGTTCGGCGGTGGAAAGAGGATTTGAGGGGCAAGCGTTCCGAAACCCTTTTCACAGGACACGTGCAAAACGGACTTGTTGAGAAATTGACAAAGGGCGAATACAACGAGGTTTTTTATGTTGGCGGCAAGTACTACCTATCAAGGTACGACAGCGGAACGAAGAAGCGTTATCCGCAAACAGAGCCGTTTTGTTACGCCTTTTGCCTATCCGAGCAGGAACACGACAAAAGCACGAGTTATCCGAACATTACCACGGTGGTGTTCGATGAGTTCTTGACACGCAAGTATTACCTTACGGATGAGTTCGTTATTTACATGAACTTGTTAAGCACAATAATAAGGCAGAGGGCGGATGTTAAGGTGTTCATGCTTGGAAACACCGTAAACCAATATTGCCCCTACTTCACGGAAATGGGATTGAAGCACGTCAAGGCGCAGCCGCAAGGCACGATTGACGTGTACAAGTTCGGCGAGGGCGGCGCAGTCGTGGCGGTGGAATATGCAGCAAGCACGGCGGCGACAAAGGCGAGCAACAAGTATTTCTGTTTCGACAATGAAAACTTGCAGATGATTACAGGCGGCAAGTGGGAGTTGGGCATATACCCACACTTGCCGAGAAAGTACACACCAAAAGACATTCTGTTTTGTTATTACATTATCTTTCAAGGCGTAACGGTGCAAGCCGAGGTTATCAACGTGGATGATGACTTGTTCACGTTCATTCACGCAAAGACCACACCTATAAGGGAAAAGGACGCACTCGTTTATTCGTTGGAAGCGGACGGAAACCCACTTCACAAGGTCAAGTTGATTGCGGCGAACACGCCGTTGGAAAGAAAGGTTGCGAGGTTCTTTGCGCAAAACAAGGTGTTCTATCAAGATAATGAAATAGGCGAGTTGGTGAGAAATTACATTCTTGAAAGCGCAAAACGCACCGTGGTTTGAAAAAAACGGGCACAAGTTTGTTCAATTCAACAAAAATGAATATCTTTGCACACAAACAGATAAAATGGATTTGCAGGGCATTACAGACTTCATAACGAGCGTAGGGTTTCCGATAGCGATGTGTGCGGCTTTGTTCTACTACATGGTGAAGCAGAACGACAAGCACGAACACGAGATAAGCAGCCTTAAAGACACTCTGAACGAAAACACACAGGTACTTACGGAACTCACGACACTTATAAGGACGATAACGAAATGAAGAACAAGGATATAACATACAGCCGTTTTCAAACGCTTGTGAAAGGCAAGGACACAAGCGTAAACTACTATATCCAGCACTACTTGAACGTATGCCAAAGTATGTTCAATTATGATGGGTTGCCCGACAGCGTTCCGCAAGACGTGTTGGAAAGGCAGTTGCAGGTGAACGGCAATGTGTTTTGGGTAAAGGACGGCGGCGACCTTTACGCCCTTACGGGTGCTTTGGGCGGCGAGTTGGATATGTATTACCGACCGACCCGATACATTGTGGCAAACCCTTACCTGCATTTGGAGCGAGAGTTCACAGTGGACAAAGACGGTGTTTTGATGAAGAACGACACCGAAATGCAAGGGTTGCTGCCTATCATTGGAAAATACGCCGTGTTGCTTACCGACAGCGAAATTTCGTTAAACATGGCTGCAATTCTCACTCGTATTACGATGTTGATAAGCGCAAGCGATGACAAGACAAAGGCGAGTGCCGACATATTCGTCAAAAAGATATTGGACGGCGAATTTTCGGTGATTGGTGAAAACGCTTTCTTTGACGGCGTGAAGATGCAGACCAGCCCGACAGCAAACAGTTCCTACATTACGCAATTGGTGGAACTTGTGCAGTACTACAAGGCAGGGTTGCTCAATGAATTGGGGTTGAACGCCAATTGGAACGCAAAGCGTGAACGGCTTATCACCACCGAGGTAAACACGAACATTGACTTGCTTTTGCCTTTTGTGGATGATATGCTTACGGAACGGCGCAAGGCTTTGGAACTTGTAAACAAGATGTTCGGCACTGAAATATCCGTGGAACTTTCGTCTGCATGGCTTTCAACCCACGAGACGAAAAACCACACGGACGAGACAGAGACGGACACGGACGAGACAGAGACGGAAACGGACGAGACAGAGACGGACACGGACGAGACAGAGACGGACACGGACGAGACAGAGACGGACACGGACGAGACAGAGACGGAAACGGACGAGGACGAAGAAAAGAGGGAGGATGAGAAATGACACTTAACGAGATACTGACAGCAGACAAAGGTATTTTCTCAACGTTCAATGAGTGGAACGCAGAACTTTACGCTGCATGGTTCACGGACACGGCGGCACATTACGATAACTATGTGTTGTACAACTTTGGCGACCGTACAGCATCAAAGTGGTTCGCGGCGAACAAGGATGACATTTCACTGCCTTTGAACGCCGTCTTTGCCGCTTGCGTCAATTCGTGGAAAAAGGCGTTTGACGCTTTGACGGCTGAATATTCGGTCGCAAGCCCTTACAGTTACAAGGAAACAGAGAGCGGTACGACCGATACAAAGGCGACCGACAGCAGCGAGACCGTGAACAGCGAAAAGCCGTACAATGCCACCGACTTCGTGGGAGTGGAAAAGGCTAACAATGACACCGACAACACGGCGACCACGACACGCACCACGACAAAGGAACGTACAGGGAGCAACGGCGAGGATGTGGCGGCACGAGTGCAAGAGGAACTGACATTGCGCCGTTACAACTTCATTCAAGGCTTTATAAGCGACATTATGAACTATATAAGTTTATCCATTTATGAGTAACAAGGAACAAAAAGCAAGTGGCATGAACAGCACTTGGAAAACAATTCTGCAAATTGTGAGTTATGTAATAACCGCAATACTTGGTGCTTTCGGCGGCAACGCCGTAATGTAACGGAAACATTAACCAATTAATAATATAGGATATGGAAGTAAAACAGATTTACAGCCTACTCAACGAAGTAAGCAAGGAGGTGTTAGGTACTTCTGACATTGTGCAGGAGGACTTGACAGGTGTTGTGGACATGGGTACTCAAATACTCAACGCAAACGCCGTGGACAATTACGTAAAGTCGCTCGTAAATCACATTGGCAAGGTGATTTTCGTAAACCGTCCTTACAGCGGCAAAGTGCCGTCCGTACTCATGGACGCTTGGGAGTTCGGCAGCGTTCTTGAAAAGGTATCTGCCGACATACCCGAAGCACAGGAGAACGACACGTGGAACTTGACCGACAAGGCAGAGTACAAGCAGGACATTTTCTACAAGCCCTCTGTTTCGGCGAAGTTCTACAACTCAAAAGTTACTTTTGAAGTGCCTATCTCAATCACCGAAAGGCAGGTGAAAGAGAGTTTTAGCAATGCGGCGCAGATGAACGGCTTTTTGTCTATGATTTACAACGCAGTTGATAAGTCTATGACAATCAAGACGGACGCACTCATTATGCGTACAATCAACAACATGATTGGCGAGACCGTGAACGCTGACAAAGCCACCTTTGGCGGCGACACCCCCGACTACACAGTCGGCAGCACGGCACGTTGCGTGAACTTGCTCTACCTGTACAACCAGCAGTTCGGGCAGACGCTCACGGCGGCGGAGGCGATGACAGAGGAAGCGTTTATCAAGTTTGCGGCTTACGTAATGGGTATGTACACCGACCGACTCGGCAGCATCTCTTCACTGTTCAACGTAGGCGGCAAAGACCGTTTCACACCGAAAGACAGTCTGCACGTTGTGTTGCTCACTGACTTTGCAAGGGCGGCAGACAGTTACCTCATGAGTGGCACTTATCACAATGAGTACGTTGCATTGCCAAACCATGAGACCGTACCGAATTGGCAAGGCAGCGGCACGGGGTACAAGTTTGCCGATGTTTCGGCAATCAACATCAAGACCTCCGACGGCAACACCGTAAACCTTACAGGCATACTTGGCGTGATGTTCGACCGTGACGCACTGGGCGTTACCAATTTAGACCGCCGTGTTACAAGCAACTACAACGCAAAGGCGGAGTTCTTCAACAACTATTACAAGTTCGATGCGGGCTACTTCAACGACACCAACGAGAATTTCGTAGTGTTCTTTGCAGCCTAACCAACGACACACGTTCAACAAAGGCGGCTACGGCTCACAAGGTCGCAGCCGCTTTTATTTTGGGAGCAATGACTACATTACGACTATACAATTACACAGGACACCCGAACACGATACAAAAGAGTTTGGGCGAGCCATTGGAGGTGCAGGGGTTGCACTACGACCGAATAAGCACCGACCGTTGCGAAGTGCAGCTGCAAGGCATTGACGGCACTTTCAATTACGCCTATATAGTGGAACTTGACAGATACTATTTCGTGGATAGTTCACGGATAGACCAAACAGGCGTTACACGCTTGTATCTCACACTTGACCCGCTGATGACATACAGGGATTTGATTTTGTCGGCGACCGCCACGGCGACACGCAGCGAGCAGTACAACGGACTGACCACCGACACGGCGGTTTCCAAACAGGACAAAGCCGTTTCGGAACTCACCTTTGCCGACAAATTAGACCACACAGGAAACATTGTACTTGTAACAATCAAAGGATAATAAATTATGCAGTTCACAACGCTACTTACAGGCAGCATTTCACTGATACGCTTGGGGTGGAACAGCACAACAAGCAGTTTTTCATCTGTGGCAACAGGCACGACAAGGACATCCTCACCCACTTCAAACGAGGTGTGGTTTGATGTGTGGTACAATGCAACGCCCGACTATACCCCGACCGTTGTATATCCATCCACGGACGGCACGATGAAAACCGTTGATTTGGTTTTGACAGGTGCGGCAAAGAATATGCGTTATTACGCCAAAGTGACAGACTTCGACTATAACAGCAGCGAAACGACCACATACCAACCAAAGGCGGCGGCAACGTTGTATGATGTTACACAGAACTTGACACATTGCACATCCGACGCACCCACCACCGCAGCGGACGGCGAGAGCCTTACAATCAAACTCACGGCTGAAAGCGGCTACGAGTTCGGCGGCGATACGCCCTACATTGAATATGAAAACGAATACGGCGAAGCCGACACCCTCAACTTCACGGTCGCTACCGACAAGCAGACGGCGACAGCCACGCTTACAGTAACGAGCGCAATAACCGTTGTTGCGACAGCCACGGCACAGGCGGCGAAGTCGTACAACGTAACGCAGACGCTTGCACATTGCACATCCGACGCACCCACCACCGCAACGGACGGCGAAAGCCTTACAATCAAACTCACGGCTGAAAGCGGCTACGAGTTCGGCGGCGATACGCCCTACATTGAATATGAAAACGAATACGGCGAAGCCGACACCCTCAACTTCACGGTCGCTACCGACAAGCAGACGGCGACAGCCACGCTTACGGTAACGAGCGCAATAACCGTTGTTGCGACAGCCACAACAAGCGACTATACGGTTACAAACAACATCTTGAACGCAGCAGTAACAGCACCCACGACCGTGGAGCAGGGCGGCGCAATCAATGTTACAGCCGTGGCGAATGACGGTTACAAGTTCGATGAAATACCAAATCTCGTTTATACCGATGCCAACGGCGAGACCGTGAACGTGCCTTTTACCCTTTCTTCTGACGGACTGACGGCGACACTTGAAACGACAGCACCAACGGCGGATGTGGAGAAAAATACGTTGTATCTTGTGGGTGAAGCCAAAAGCACCACCACGGTAACAGGGTACGGCAGCATAAACGCTTACCGCTCAACGCTTGATGAGTTGAACGATGTGGCGCAACTTCGTTTCCAACGCAGCGAGGACAGCGAGGGCAATGTTTCATACGTGGACTTGGGGCAATACATATTGAAATTGCACCGTGTGTATTGCGATGTACAAGCGACCGAAAGCGATACGCAAATACAACTTGGTTACTATCAAACCACGGTAAAGAGCAGCACCATAAACAACGAACTTACCGTTGTGGACTTTGGCGGTGTTGAAGTGCCAAAGGCAGACACACCCACGGCGCACAACACGCAATGCGACTTGTATTTGCCGTTTGTGGGTAACATATCTTTGGACTATGATTTGATAAACGGCAAGACGCTTTCACTTGAATACCACATAAACGTATTGTTCGGCGATGTTGTGGCACTCGTAAAGATAGGTGATACAATCATTTCACGCAACGAGGGCAGCATTAAAGAAGAACTGTTGTACCGTGCCTATGATAACAGCGAATACGGCGCAATAGACTTCAACGCAAACAGGCTTAAAGGTTTTGTACCTACGTTGTACCTTACCGCCAACGAAAGCGCAGACGCACAGCCATACGCAAACAATGTTCGTGGCTTGGTATCGTCTTTCAACGGTTACAACGAGTTCAAAGACATTGACATGACAATGCAGGGGGTTGAACGTTCAGTGTTTGACAACATTGTTTCACAACTGCAACAAGGGGTTTATATTTCTGAATAATTAACAAATGTAACCTTTCTTAACATCTTAATGTTTCACGTGGAACAATCGCGAACAGGTCGGGGCGTGTCGGGGCAATATCGCTTACACACGCTCTGACTGTTATCTTATGTTAAGGCTGGTTAATCTCGGTTAAG